CCCCCTTGCTCAAGTTCATGCCTTGCTCAACAGTCGAGCGGATTGTCCACGACCCGGAGGGATTCTCCTTCTACAGGATCGTGTTCCCGGACGGACGAACATCGCCTCACTTCATTACTGTGCAGGCTATCCGGCGAGCACCTGACAAGGATCTCGATGAGAACGACCTCTGGGTGCTACAAGGGGTCGCCAACACGCTTACAACCGCGTACTCGGCTATGGAGCACGGACACAGCAAGGTCGTCGTTGCAGCCATCAAGGGAGCTTACGAAGAGCTTTGCGCTTACATGGATTGGACCCCAGAGGGAGGCCTCTAAGATGCCAAATAACGAGACGCACGATAACTGCATGTTCCCAGTTAGCAGGCCCCTTGCCATTCAGATAGGGCTTCACTCCCGGAGTTTCACAGCCATCTCGACGACAGCACCGAGGAGCTACGACCACGAGGGAAGGACCATCGAATACTACGACGGCGGCGAGTACAGAATCGTTCTCATCGACATCGACATAGTGCAGCGACAGGTAGCCAGATACCTTTCAGGGAACCATGGTAGCGCCATGGTAGAGGTAGGTAGGAGCGAGGAGAAAAGCTGCGAAGAATGGATGTGGAAGTGCATCTTCGGGATGGAAGAATGAGCGCCCGATCGGATGTCAAACTCTATCTGAATGAGGTCGAGGTGGCTCACGACACCTACGAACGATCGTGTGATGCATACATCAAGAGCATCGGCACTGACAAAGAAGACGAGATGCGAAGAAAACTTGATGAAGCGAACGAAACGTGCAGGAAGGAAATTAAACGCGCCATGGGCGAGGTAGATCCGACGGAGAGTGAACCCATGAGAGAAATAACAATCTGCGTGATATGTGAGAAGCCTTTGAAGCCAAACAGGGAACACGTTGACACCTGCGGAGAGAGATGCTTCAAGAAGCTGCTCAAGCGACAGCGAGCACACTTACAGAGGAACGAGGAGGCAGCATGATTTGGGTAAGCAGGGATTCAAAGAAAGGAAGCCTACCGATCAAGAGTTGGTGTGCAGCCCCGGACGAAGGCGCAGTCCGACAGGCAATGAATTTGGCAGACCATCCAGCGACGTTCCACCACATAGCGATGATGCCTGACGCAGGGAAGGGATTCGGCATGATGATCGGAGGTGTTATGGCCTGCCGGGATGCGATTATCCCTTCCGCAGTCGGATACGACATCGGATGTGGAATGATTGCAGCCCCGACGAAGTTGAGCCACCTCGATGAGGACGAACTTCGATGGATTATTGATGAGATCAAACGGCGGATTCCTGTCGGATTCAATCGGCATCAGGAACCTCAAGAGTGGCACGGGTTCGATTCCGCCCCGAACATCCGCGTCGTTCAATCAGAACTTGAGAACGCGAGGAAGCAGCTTGGGACGTTGGGCAGCGGGAACCACTTCATCGAAATCCAGAAGGGCGATGATGGGCAAATCTGGGTGATGATTCACAGCGGAAGCCGACACCTCGGACACGAGATAGCCTCAGAATTCATGGCTACCGCAGAAGCACAATGCGATCAGTGGCACTCGAAACTACCCCCCGGCAGAAAGGACGATAGCCTCGCTTTCCTCCCCACAGGAACGGACGCAGGCAAGATCTATATTCAAGCGATGGACTTTGCCCTCAAGTACGCGCAGGCAAACAGAGACGCGATGATGGCTACCGTTCAATCCATATTCAATGAGCACTGCACTTCTGCACCGTTCGGAACGGCTGTGAATATCCACCACAACTTCGCAGCGTTAGAGCATCATTTTGGAGAGGATGTTTGGGTCCATCGCAAAGGGGCAACGCAGGCGAGAGAGGGACAGACGGGAATCATCCCTGGAAGCATGGGAACGGCAAGCTACTTGGTTCAAGGGTTAGGCAATAGGGAATCGTTCGATAGTTGCAGCCACGGAGCAGGAAGACCGTGTTCAAGAACAGCGTTCAAAAACAGCCACACCATCGAAGAGTGCGAGGCCTCGATGAAAGGGATCGTCTTCGGAGGATGGGGAGTTGACAGGAGGGGGAACCCGGACATCAGCGAAGCCCCCGGAGCTTACAAAGACATCGAGACAGTTATGGCGGCGCAGGAAGACCTAGTTCGCCCACTGCTGAAGTTGACACCAATCGGCGTAGTCAAGGGATAGGGAGGAACCATGAAAGCCATCAGGCGATACCGGCTCAAAATGCAGTCGAAGCGAACCGACATACGGATGCCACGAGGAACCGACATCCTTTGCGTTACTTCCGAACGTGTAGACGACAGCATGGGCATCTTTATCTACGCGATGGTCCCAGCCCTAACGACAGAGAAGGAAGTCGAGAGCGTAGAGACACGCAGATTCGAGTTGCTTATTGGCAACGGAGACTACCTCGAAGACGCAGACCGTGAGTTCATCGGAACAACGAAGCACATGGGAGGCGCATATAGAGTCTTTCTATTCGAGAAAACATAAAGGGCTTGACACGAAGCACTGGGACGGAGTATAACAAGGGCAGGCAGGAAGGGAGCATGAGAATATGAAACGTATAGGGATCACAGCAGTAGCAATCGTGCTTGTAGCAGCAGTTCTCGTAAGCGCTGGATGGAATGAAGTTCCAGACGATCTTTACTCGACCGTCTTCATCAGTGATTGGCAAGGGACACGGGAAACGATGGTTGCATTCTCGGATTGGAGTTTGGAGTTCATTCTTGCACTTCTTGATGAAACAGATCGAGCCAACACAGAAGCGATGTACGAAATGGTTGACGTGATTTGCGAGAACAAATGGGGCGACGGATTCCGCGCGATCTACGTTTACGTGTCCCCAATGACAGGGCATGAAGGCGATACATATTTCTGGCCCACGAACATCGTATTTGGTCAAGACAACAGGGCTTGGGAAATAAGCTACGAAGATTGCATTGCGGGCTTCACCGATAGCTTCAGCGGTCGTGTCTACGGAATAATGGACGGATTCATTGTTCTCCCAGAGCAACTTGACACTACAAGAGAGTTCACGATTTGGTATGACGATCAGAAGACTACGCTTGGCCCCATCTACTAAGGGCAGGCAGGAAGGGAGACAATATGAATTTCACCGGATGGAGCGTCACAACCACTCTCGCTTGGATAGGAGGGATTGTCGTAGCTTGGATTCTACTGGCAACAGCAGGGTTCATAGTTCAAGAGCAGTATTGGCAGGGAGAGCAACGCCTAGAGGCAGCGGTCCACCAAGAGGTGCAGAAGCAGCTTGAAGGCAAACCTAACATCACGCTCCGTTTCTATCCATGGACCGAGCTAGAACAACTTCCGTTAGAGGAGGGACTATGATGTGCCCATTCTTAGCAGCGGGAATCATCGGGGCCGCAGGAAGGCCGGAAAACGAAGAACTCGCGAAAGAAGCCAAGTGCGCGAAAAACTCATGCCAGATGTGGAACCCCACGAAGCTCAACTGCAACCTTCTCCTAGCAGCACTATCCACACAGGAGCTACCCGACAGGAGAGGAACCGGACTGAAATGACGAAGCCATTAGAGGAGGAACTATGAGCGACAAACAACCCCAGATCGCAACACCGACATACGAGAAGCAGATGTTCGTCAATATGTATGGCGAGCGGTTCGTCTTCGAGAAATCAGATAAGTTTCCAGCGGGAGTTTTCTATGGCGATGAGACGGATTGGAAAACGGTCGAGCCAGAGAAGATGTTGAATGATTTCATCCTGTCTGAAGACGAAACGCCATGGGTCTTTGCTATGATGATGAGGGTTCCCGCTCTAACACGCGCGATTGCAAAGAAACTCGGAGTTACAGGCAAGAAATGACGAAGCCATACAGGGAGAGAAGCTACGGAGAGATTCAACGCGCTCTCAGGGCCACAGAGTCAGAAGACCTACGGACGCTCATCAGCCTTTGCACAGGTAGATTCTGCAAGCTCTCATCGAAGCCAGATCAACCCGGGGACACCGCGCAGTACAGAGACGTAAGGAACATCTCGCTAGATGCTGTAGACGAGCTACGCAGGAGAGGCGAGTACGAGCACGAACCGTACAAGTCACCGAGGAGCCACATCGAGACACTAGGGAGGCAGGCAGGATGACAGCGAAGAAGACACCGCAGGAGAAATGGCAGGAGTGGCAGAAGAACCACCTCAGCCCCACGAAGAAGATCATGAGAGGGAAGGCCACGAAGAAGCGTAAGCGCGATCAAGCAGCCGATGCCAACAAGGAACACCGGCAGAAGCGAATGGCAAAGCGCAAACGAGCGAAGCGACGCAGGGCGAAAAGCATGTGGCCTCGGAAGGTAAGACCCCAAGGCCTAAGAGGATGGAGCTACTAATGGGCATCCCAACACCACGAGACAAGGCAGCGCAGGAAGAGCACCGGAAGTTCCGACCGAAGTTCTTTAAGTACGTCAAAGATATGCTCCTCACGACACCGGCAACCAGAAAGCTCATCGAACTTATGGCGCAGAACCTATCGACCTTCACGCTTGAGACAATCAGGCAGCGTTTGGAGGACGGCAAGATCGACATCAGCACGTTGCCCATGGCCGGGGCAGAACCATGGAAGGTGGAAATCCTGAAGGCTGTAGCTGTATTGGACGAACCGGAGCGTGACTACCAAAAGAGAATCGACGAGGCAATCAGCATCATGAACGATGTAGTCACAGGAGGCAGCGCATGAAATGGAAAACCATGAAGCCCCCCAAGAGAGAGATAGACATTGAGTTGCTACACACGTTGCTCTTAGCAGCGAAGAACAACCCCGACGCAGAGATCCGAGCGAGATCATTGTCCTCAGCTATCAAAATCGTTGCGAGCTTCAAAGGAGGCAACGGATGACAGATTGGATCTACATACAGGTGTGGCAGGCAACCATCGGGTTCGCGCTTATCGGCATAGGCGGATTCATTATCGGATGCCTTGTAGCAACGACATTCCACTCGCGCCGCGCAGCCATACTCGCCTTCGCATTAGGCATCGCGCTTATCGTGTGCGGCTGCTTTCTCGCAACCACGGAAACGATAGCAAGGGGCGGATGATGCAAGCGCACCGAATCACAATCCTCATCGTAGACCACGACGGGGTAGGAGAGGAAGACGCACGAATGCTCATCCATAACGCACGATACCCAAACCACTGTCTGAGTCCGCATGTAATCTCCTTCGAGACGGCAGAGATCGGAGAGTGGGACGATGACAACCCGTTGAACTCCAAGGGAACGCAGGCAGCCGAAGTCGAACGCCTATTCACTCCGACGAAGAACTTCGCCTACTGCCATGCTTGCGATTCGCTTCGCCCTTACCCGACAGAACCGGGAGAGTGGGAATACCTAGAAGACCCCGGAATGCGTCGAGCACTCGAAAGCCCGGAGCATTGGAAGCGCGTCACTGTCAAGGCGAACCCCGAAGGAATGACCATCACGGAACACGGCAAGACGGTACCTCGATGGTGGCCCACGACAGCCAAGTGGCGACCGTATGAGACAGAGCCACAGGAAGACCCTAAAGCGAGTGGATAGGACGAACACACGGAACACACCGAACGATTGATTTAACGCCCCTTTGAGAACATTTCATAGGGGCATTTGCTTTGCCAGCATTTCAGACATAGACTGTCTCTAGAGCAGGAGGGAGGCAGAACATGTCAGAGAAGTTATTCGAGGGGTTGGAAGCTCTAGGAGGGAATGTCCCAACGCTCGCAACGCCGTTTCTTTATGGCGTCGCAAAAGGGGATGTCTCGGGAAAATCAAAGCTACGAATCATGGGATACAACAACGATGTCGACGCAGCCGTTGAAGACCTATGGACGAACGGAGGCACGTACGTTCCTCCAACTGCCGCGATGGGAATGGAAATCGTTTCCGCTGCCGCTGCCGACGCTGGCGTGGTTATCAAGAGCGGCACTTCGGATTCGATAACCTGTGTGTCCAGCACGAACGACAGTTGTATCATAACGTTGACGGACGCTGCCGTTGACTTTCTGGCCGCGACGATTGTTGCCGCAGGGGATTACGTTCTATTGGAAACGGATCACGCCAAAGCCGTAGTGCTCACCGTCGCACAACACGTTCTGACGATGAGATCCTATGACGGCGCTGATCCTACACCTGCACAGCCATACAGAATTGTCGATGATTCAGCCGGAGGAACCGGCGTGAAGGTTGTCGCTATTCACTATCTCGATGGCGACTATGCAGAGGCCGAAGAGTATGTGGTCCTCGACGGAACGACACCCGTGCTTACAGCGGCGGTGGACATCTTGCGCGTCAATGCCATCCATACGATCTTCGCGGGGACAGGCAACGCAGCGGCTGGTCAGATCGACCTTCGCCATCTTGCAGACACGCCGATCTACCGCTCGATTCCGATTGATTTCAACAGTGACTCAGACGGCTTCTATACTGTGCCTTCTGGGAAAACTCTCTACATCTCCACTTGGCAGATAGGATCTGGAACCGGTTCAAACAATCGAGCGTGTCAAGCATGGCTTCGGGCGACAGCAGACGATCACGGCTACTACACGATTGGAAGATGGGACACAAAGGGCATGGCATTAACGCAGGATTCCACGATCTTTATCCCGATGTTAGCCCCGTTGAAAATTCCAGCATTGGCAGACGTAAAGGTTAGCGCCAAGTGTCAAGAGACAAACTCGAAAATGTCTACGCATTTCGAGGGATGGCTCGAATAGCAACAAATGCGCTAGAATAGGTAGAGAGGTGTGACCCATGCCCGAACAGCCGACAGCAGCCCCAGAGACGACCTTAGAGAACGTTGCCGACCTCCATGAGATCGGCCTTACAGGATTGAAGCGCAGGGGGGGAACTATCCACGAGGAATTCCTTCCAGAGCTTCAAGGCAAGCGAGGCCGAAAGATTTACACGGAGATGGCAGAGAACGACCCCGTCGTTGGGGCCATTCTTTTTGCTATCGAGCAACTTGTCCGAGGGGCAGATTGGGCAGTCACTCCAAGCAGCGAGGACGAAGCAGATGTCCAAGCAGCGGAGTTCCTAGAGCAGTGCATGGAAGACATGAGCCATTCGTGGGAGAGCTTCATCACAGAAGTCTTATCATTCTTGAAATACGGATGGTCGTACTTCGAGGTCTGTTGGAAAACGAGAGACGGCAAGGAAGTAGAGCCGACGTTTGAAGACCCGAACCCGGCAACGAGCAAGTTCGATGATGGGCTTCTCGGAATCAGGAAGCTCGCAGTCAGAGGGCAGGACACATTACAGGGCTGGGCATTTGACGAAGGCGGAAGCGTTCGAGGCATGAATCAAATCGCCCCCCCCGACTACCATCCACAGTTCATTCCTATCACAAAATCCCTTCTGTTCCGAACCACCGAGGCACGAGGGAACCCGGAAGGACGCGCACTTGACCCATCAACTCCGATCATAACACCGGGCGGATGGCGAACAATGAGAGATCTTCAGGAAGGGGATAAAGTATTCGACGAATCCGGGCGCGTTAGATATGTGCTTGCAACTGCTGATTGGCAAGATCGCCCACGCTATGCAGTCACGTTCAATTCCGGAGAGACTATCATTGCTGACGAGGAGCATCTTTGGGGGACAACGAAAGTATGGGAACGGTCGAAAGAAATAGAGCCTAGGATTCGCACTACGCGCGAAATCTACGAAACCCAGAAGAATACGAACGGAATCAGCAACCACGCAATCCGCTGGGCTGCGGAGCTTGACTACCAGGAACAAACCCTCATAGTAGATCCATATGTTCTTGGTCTATGGCTTGGCGACGGAACGACGCTGGCGGCATCCATCTCAACGCATGTAGACGATGTAGAAGAGTTATGCGCGATCCTTGAGGAACAAGGAAGCCCCGTAACAAGCGTCGATAACAATGGGCCGGAAGACGGGAAAGGGCGTCTATTACGGCTGGCGCACCATGGGTTGCAGGGCAAGCTCAGAGCTATCGAGGTATTTGGGAATAAGCATATACCAGAGCAATATCTCCGCTGTTCGATAGAGCAACGGAAGTCCCTTCTTTGCGGATTGATGGATAGCGATGGGACAGTAGACAAAGACGGACGCTGCGAATTCACGAATACAAACATGAATCTTGTTGACTCATGCGCGGAGCTTGTTAGATCCCTAGGTTGTGGAGCATCGAAATCGTTAAGGCATAGAGCTAACGGGATAGACCATATGCAAGATAGCTTCTGTGTCAAGTTCACATCGCGATTTATACCATTCAGATTGTCTCGGAAAAGGGACAGGATAAAGCCAATCAGAGCGAGGGAGAATCATTACATTGTCGATGTGACAAAGATTGATAATGGGGCAACACGATGCATTGAAGTTGATGCTCCATCTCATCTATTCCTTGCAGGAAAGTCCATGATTCCAACACACAACAGCATCCTTCGCAGCGCATACCGTCCGTGGTATTACAAGATGAATATCGAGGAGACAGAGGCTATCGGAGTCGAGCGCGACCTCGCAGGATTGCCAGTCATGTACGTTCCTTTCGAGGTTCTTATGGACCCCAGCAAGGCAGCGCTCAAACAGTCTCTTGAAGACATCATTCAGAACGTACGACGCGATGAGCAGGAAGGCGTACTAATGCCGGTAGACCCGGAGCACCCGGAGCTATACAAGTTCGAGTTGATGACCACCGGAGGAACCCGGCAGTTCGACACGAACGAGATCATCCTTCGATACGACGCCCGGATTGCCGGAGTTGTGTTGGCAGACTTTGTTATGATCGGACACGAGGCGGTCGGCTCATTCGCTCTAGCAACAGAGAAGCGACACATCTTCGAGAAGGCCGTCCTCGGCTGGATGGATGCTATTGCAGGAGTATTGAACACGCATCTAGTTTCAAGGCTCTTTGACATCAATACCGCAGCGTTCTCAGGGCTTGAGGAACTTCCGAAGATCGGCTATTCGATGCCGCATGTTCCGACCTTGGAAGAGGTTGTCGACACCGTTACGAAGCTGAGCGACGCAGGGGCAGAACTGTTCCCGAACCTTACGCTTACGAACACCATTCTCACGCTCGCAGGATTGCCGGAGGTAGAGGAAGGCGACTTGAATACTATTCAAGAATTCGAGCCAACAAAGACCACCTCAGAAGCGACGAAGAAGGCAAGGACCAAGATACCAGTATCGGAGCTACTAGAAGTAGTGAAGAGCCTATAGGGAGGGGCCATGCAGACAGCACCCCTTTCAGGCCCGACATACGAGACGCATTTCATTCGGTATGGGAACAGGATCATCGTCAAGGCAGCCATCCCTACCAAGTCAACGGCAGAGCTATACGCGAATGAGATGCGAGCGGCTTGGGTAAAATTCTCAGAGAAGATTTCACACGCAGCTATCCTAGAGGCCATCGAAGACGGCGCACCGATGATGCTTGTCAACGGATTGCCTTTCGACAAAGGATTAGCGCAACCACTTCTCGTGGGCTATGACGAGTTTCCGAAAGCCACGTTCGTAGACAACGGAACAAACACCCTACAAGGATTGAATTCAGCAACACCTTTCAGCATCCTCAACCCCCGTTCAGTTGCGTTTCTAAAGACCTATCAGTACGGACTTGTCACAGCGATTGTCGAAGAACAAAAGGCCGTCATTGCAGCGGCGATCCTAGACTCCTTTACGAGAGGGCTTGGGGGATACGAAGCGGCAAAGCTATTCCGAGGCCAGATAGGCCTTACAACACGGCAGGCAGGCGCTCTTCGGAAGTTCGCAGAACGACAGTCAACGCTTGGCGTGAGGCCCGATGTAGCAAGCAGGAGAGTTGCACGATACGAGGCCCGGCTTCACAAGTATCGAGCCGACAGAATTGCACGAACGGAACTCAATCGGGCAGCCAACGCAGGAGAGATCGAAGGCTACAGACAGGCAGCGGACCTTGGCATGATAGACCGAGCGAAGACAAAGAAGCATTGGCTCAGCTACCTAGACAACCGCACGAGCGACTACTGTGAATCCAACGACGGACAGGTAGCGTTTCTTGACGAACCGTTCGAGGAAGGATTTGACTACCCACCGGCACACCCGCATTGCAGAAGCACGACCTGGGTAGAGTACGTCCTGAAGAAGCCTGGAGCGACAGCCGAAACACTCCCGAATGTTCCAACCGGAGGCTATCGACCAGCGAAGATGCAACCGAGGAGCGGAGCGGCTGAGGCATGGAAGGAAAAACCAGTAGCGCAGCGACTCCTAGACGATGATAGGTTCAGATACGCCGTTGACAGAAAGAACGGAGGCGATCAATTCCTACGCGAGGTTTGGAAGGAACAGGGCTTCGCAGGCAAGCCACAAGTCGTTAGCAAAGAAGCGTTCGAGAAGATGATATTAGACATGCCAGAATCGCACGTTCTTACGAGAGGACATTTCTCAACAGACATGGCTCGCCAAATGATGTACGAAGAGTACTACGCAGGCAGCGGCATCTACGGCAACGGAACCTACACCGCCTATGGAAGAAGAGCGGCTGATGTTGCTTCTGGATACACAGGCTACAACGACGGAGTAGTGACACGGATGGCATTGAACAAGAACGCCAGGATCATCGACTTTCAGAAGGCAACAAACCTCGCGACCGCAGAAGGAAACGTAATCAACGCGAGGACGTTGGATATGTGGCAGGACTTCAGCAACGCCATGAAAGACGTTCCAATCGGAGGAACAAAGCCAGCGAGAGCAATCGCCATCGAGAAAGAGATAAATACTTTGAACCAAATGCGAGAGGTAACAAGCGACCCCGGACGTTGGGCCTCCATGATGGGATACGACGCTATCAATGTAATCGAGCAGAATTATATGGTTGTCTTGAATAGAACAGCACTTACGTTCGCAGAGATGTAAGCGGAAAGGGAGTATGATTGCAGCAACATGAATCCAGACATGAGCAGGAAGGCAGCCCGATTCTTCATGGAAACAAAGGTAGGGCGCGAGTTAGGCCCGATGAAGAGAGCGGAGTTAGCGAGGGAAGTTTCAGCAGCGGAGATAGTCGAGGACTTGCCGCGTGAATGGAGAAGGTGGTGGTACGAAGCCAATCGACAGCTTGGCATCAAACCCCAGTAGCACTATACTGTGGTGACGAAGGGTAGGTAGGCAATGAGCATAAACAAACACGACAGAGAATCAGGCGTAGGAAGAGACATCAGAAAGATCGGCCTCGAACACGGAGAGCTCGGACTCACCATCGGGGAACAACCGAGCGACAGCACATTCAAAATCGGCGGCGAGATAATCAACAACGTCTACCGAATCCTTATGGACATCGACGTGAAGCTCAACAAGAACTTCCTACTCGTCTACTTCTTTAACATCCCGGACTCCGGAGAGCAGCGAGGAATCATTGACCGTGACGAGTTTCGATCACGCCGCGTTTTCGAGATCCAGGGAGGACTCAACGGAGAGATTGTTGGGGAAGTATTCACAAAGGAAGGCGAGAGCTACCGGAACGCCCCCGACAGAGCGAACGTAGATTCCTTAGACATTATGGGACCCGGAGAGATTCTGACCCGCGTTATCGAGTACGGAAAGTTCACGATGCAGGAGATTGCGAAATCATTCGACGCCCTCGGAGAATTCATGCTCACTATGATGCCAGGGGTTGAAGAATACGCACGAGCTATGGAGGAAATCTGGGTTACAATAGACGGGTACACAGGCCCGAAGAAGCGTTGGATCAAAGGTCAATGGGAGGGGGTGAGATTTGATTCTCAAGGTGCAGGGAGCAAAAGACCAAGCAGGAGAGGAATGGCTCTTCATCGACAAGCTAGACGTACTCCGTGAAAAGAAGAAGGCACAACTCACGCAAGAGGAGTTCGATAAAGCGTTTGCCGAAGCAGACCATACGGTTATTACAAAGACCCCGGCAGAAGTCGGACCAGGAAAGATCAAGGTGGCTATCGTCACCGCTGTCAGAGCAGGAGGAACCAAGGTTACGGTCTTATTCGATACAGTCGCATATATCTGTAATGATCGCGGTGACACGCTAGAGAAAGTCTGGTCGTACTAGAACGAATGGAGGAAGGCAATGGGCAAGATCGTAGGAGCAGACGGCAAGCCAACAACAACGCAGGAGCAGGATGACTTGAAGGAAGCACTCAAAACCAGCGTCAACATCCGCGACCTCAAAGCAGGCGACGTCGTAATCGTTCGCGTCAAACCGAACATGATGTCACAGCAGGCAGTCGCAGGAATGATGGACTACTGGAAGCGTTACTTTATCAGCATTGGAAAGAAGTCCCCGTTGCTCCTTGTCTTCACGGACGAAGTTAGCTTCGAAATCCTATCTCTCGAAGACGCCTGTAATATGGTGGAGGGATTCTTGGATAACCCGGAGAAAGCACCGGAGGACAGCGCATGAACAAACCGATTAAGCGGGAATGGGCCAGGGCCTCAGACCTCACAGATAAACGATTCATTAGCATCAAGGAGCAGTTACAGACTATCGGAACAGATGTACGGAAGGCAGAAAAGGGGAATATCAAAGCCGTAACATCGCGCGCGTTCGATATGGATTCTCCAACGTGCCACACGAGGCAGTGGGAATGGCCTTGGGCAGCTATCCAGATGTTCGAGCACCTTTCTACCATCAAGGACCACAAGCCCCGATTAACGACGCTCGACGTTGGGAGCAGCTTCCGACCGTTTACTATCTACCTACAGCAGTTCAGCGACGTTCTCGCTATAGACGATTCCTCATATCCTTTTCTTGAGGACTTCTCGACTCTGTTACCGAAGTACGGAGCGAGCTTCCTTCCTATGAACGCAGCCGAAACCAACTTCGCAGACGGCATGTTTGACTATACGTTCATCATCAGCATGTTGGAGCACACGAGCAGAGCCACGATGGACGCCATTCTAGCAGAGGCGCAACGAGTTACGAAGCATCTTGTCATCTGCACCATAGACAAGACGAACGCCGTAGCCCATCTTCTACCAGGGGGGTTCCCACCGGAGGACGTATTGAGGACGCCACGAGGGAAGAATCCAGTTGCAGGGTTCGTGTTTAAGGGAGGCAGCGAATGAGGCTTAAAGGACGCCCGATCTTTCTTGTTAGCCCAACACCCGCATCAGGGCTTACACAGGCACAGAGGACGCTCACAGCGCACGACAGCGTACATATCTGGGGCGACTGGGGAGACACCGGACTAAGTATCGCAGCCCTCGCACGATTCCATCAGGAATACGGAGACTTCCAAGCAGGGTTTGAACCACGGACGAAGACACTCCACAAGGCGATGAGAGAAGGCACGAACATTGCAGACGATTGGATCGCGGAGCTTTCACCGGAAGCAGAAGCCGTCAACACGAATCTCAAGACATTCATTGAGAAGACATGCAAGGTTTCGCCGTTCTGGGGATTCTGTTCTCACTTCACAGCCGCGCACCTTCCGCTCATGTTCCAGCTATTCCCTGACGCATTCGTTATCGCAAGCATCAGGGAACCCGGAGAGGCGTTCCGGGGGTGGACTCGCTACAACGGAGACGAACCACGAGCGAAGCGATTGGTGATGCAGGCACGGCAGGCATACACGCTCCTTTGGCAGATGGACAGGTTGCACGATGGCAGCGTCCTTTGGGTAGACCAGACGGAGATCGAGGACACGAAGGCGTACATCAAGAAGCTCTATGCGCCATTCAATATCACAGCGACACCGTTCTGTAGGCGCGTCGCAGAACACGCTATCGAGAAGCACTTCCATGACCCGGAACCCAATACTCCGGAATGGTTGATCTCCTACGCGAGAGAACAACTCACAACCATCTACGGAATCGCGAGAGACAGAGCGTACGCACAACTACCACGGAAGCTATCAGGGGGAGATACAGATGGCAGAGCAGAAAAAGGCTAAGAAAAACCCGGAGGTAACGCTCGATCCAGACAACCTCCGCATACATAGGGACTCAGGACGCGAGGCGGCTGGCATGAGCCTTCAAGAGCTTGGAGCAGGCCGGAGCATCGTTGTCGATAAGACAGGACGAATCATCGGCGGCAATGAAATCATGGAGGAAGCGAAGAACCTCGGATTGCCGCTTAGGTTCGTGCATACAGACGGAACTGAGCTAGTCGTTGTCAAGCGCACAGACTTGTCGACGACAGACATGAAGCGCATCGCTCTCGCTATCGCAGACAACCGCATAGCAGAGCACTCCGACTGGGATTACGATGCCCTCCCGAAGGCTCTCACTCAACTCGCAGGAGCAGGCCTCGACATAGAGGCGACAGGCTTCAACGAGATCGACCTCGCGGAACTTAGCGAACAGGAGACAAGCGACGGACCCGAAGATGGCGGCGGAAGCGGCGGCGGCGGATCAGTACCGAAAAGATTCGAGGTCTATCTCACATTCGACAGCCAGCTTGACGCAGAATCGTGGCTCGCAAACAACGGCTACCCGGACCACAACTTCGGAGTAGGGAAAGGAGTGGTGATCGCGATATGAGCAAGTACACACTAGACCCGAACAACGCGAGGAAGCACACACCGAGAAACGAGGAATCCGTTCAGAAGAGTTTGAACGATCTCGGAGCAGGCCGAAGCATTGTGGTCGATAACGATGATGTCGTTGTAGCGGGGAACACCGTCTTCGAGAAGGCAGAAGTCCTTGGAATCAAGACGAAGGAAATCGAGACGGACGGCAGCGAGCTTGTTGTCGTTGTTCGAGACGACCTTACACCCGGTGACCCGAAGCGAGACATGCTTGCTATCGCAGACAATCGGACAGCGGAGTTGGCCCAGTGGGACTTCGACGTTCTTGCAGAGCAGATAGGGCAGATCATGGAATCAGAAGTTCCTATTCCGGCAATGGGATTCACCGCAGCCGAAGCAGCACTGATGATGTCCGACGATGAGTTCGGCGGTGGAGATGAAGACCTCCCAGAAGCACCGCAGGCAGCCCCCGGAGCACAGAAGACAAAGAACTTCATCGTGTCTGTCGTCTCAGAAGAGAAAGCTCGTGTAGAAGTTTGGTTGTCAGAGCACGGATTGGGAGACAACGACTTCGGCCCGAACAGCCACACGATGGTCGTAATCATGGAGTAACTATGCAACCTATCTTCGCAGTCATATCACGAGGAAGGCCCGACCATCAGCCTGCATTAGATTGGCTGAACAGGGAGGGACTTCCTTCCTTCTTGTTTCTTCACGCAGACGACCCGACAAGGCACTCATACGAAGCGAATTGGAACGACCGCGTCGATGACATCATTTTTCACAATGGGAAGAATGGACCGGCAGCCCGGAACGCAGTCTTCGACTACTTCGGAGACGGGGTTCACGTTGTCACCATAGATGACGACATTATTGGGCTAGAGAAGCTGAAGAATGGCAAACTCATTCCCTTT